CGCCAAGCTGCGCAATGCGCTCTTTCGATGCCAGTTCGGCCTGACTTGCCTGCGCTTGAGCCTGCGCATCGGCCGCCTTCGTCTGAGCTTCCTGAATGCGCGCCTGGGCCGCAAGCATCGTCGCTCGCGCCGTCATCTCTTCTGGGCTCGGCTGCATCTGTGATGGATCGGGCGGCGGCTTGAAGAACTGGTCGCCGTCATCGATGCCCATTACCTGGAACGCGAATTGATCGACCTTGTTCATGTCGATCTGCGGATTGGTCATCGCCATCTGGCGCATGGCAACAACCTTCAAATAGCGCTCTGTCTGACTTGACGTATTCGGATCGGCGCGTGGCACCAATTCACAGTCATTCAGTGCTGCTATGAACATAGCGCGGTGACGTTCCTCGGCTTGTTCCTGCTGATCGGCAATCTGTTGCTGGCCAGTCTGCTGCATCAGCGCCTTAAGCACCTTGCTCTTCTTGTTGTGACGCCACAGAGCCGCAGGGTCCTCCATCAAAAGCTCTTTGAGCATACTAAACTCAACGCTCTGGCTGTGATGCAGGCGCTTGTGCACCGCTGATATAAGTTTGGTGGCCTGCTCGATCATTGCGAGCGTGGTGCCAACAGGCGCATCTTGCTTGCCCTCACCCACCTGAAGCTCAGCCGTACCACCAACGCGCTGCGCCGTGGTTACGATGCTCTCCGTCATTTGGATGAAAACCGCGGATGCCTCTTTGTACGGCAAGGGCATAACTGCGGTTCGAATATCATTGCCGGTCGTATCAACGGCGAGGCCAGAGCCGGGCGCAACGCGAAATTGATTAGTGAGTTGTTTCGCGAACGCCTTAAGGTACAGAAAGCCGGGAAAGTTCGCGAACATCCCGGCGTCAATCATCAAGCGCCAACAGGCCGTCACCGCTTTCGTCGCATTGCCAAGAATGTTAAGAAGACCGATGCCGTAGAAGCCGAACCCTGGGATGAACATGTACGCCACGATTCTGTTCAATGGCATACAGAACTCATCGTCCTCATCCCAATTACGGCGGATTTCGAGTATCTGGCGCGACTCCTTGTCGATAACGACTTTGTACGGAAGCGGCAACCCTGTCTCTTCGCCATCAAGCTCGTGCTCAAAGCCTGGAATCTCGATCTCGCAATAGCACTCGTAGAACTCGCGCTCCTGATCATCAGGCTCGATGTAGTTGGCCGGCGCAATGCCCTGAACCTGATTGATCTTGTTATCAACGGCGTTTGCCATCACTGGCACCGATGACAACGGTGACAGATAGATGTCACGATAAGCCCCGACCAATTGCATTCGCTTTATGAGGCTCGGTCGCATCATGATCCGATGCGTGACACGTCCACACCCATCAACATCGGTCGCCGCATTGCTGACAATCAAGTCTTTGGCATCAATACTGGCGATGACTGGCCGGCGTTTGATAGGATCGTGGTAGCCCTTCTTGAAGGAAATGCCACAGAAGCCAAGCATCAGCAGCATGCGATCGGTGTCAGGGACGTACTCTTTGGCCGTCTTGGTCAAGTAGTGGTTAAGGTCCTTTTCGAGCGCCGTCGCCAACTGTGCCGCAAGCGAATTACCCTCGCCATCGTTGCGCACCTTGACCGGCCCATCGCTCGGCAACAGCTCGCCACGGGCGTTCGCCTGGAAGCGCAGTACAGCTTCGAGCAACAGCGGGTGATCGACGGTGGAAGTTCCCTCTTGTGGATTGCCACCGGACGCGGCGGCGCCACGAGGCTGCTTCACTTCAAGACCAAGCAGGGAAATGCCATTGGAAAGGTTGTCGAGCCATTTTGACCGGCTCTGGTCGTCTTGCTCAATGCCGAGGAGGAGCTTTTCCGCTATCTGCGATAGCGTGCCGTCGCTTAGGTGCTCGGCAAGATTGGCGTTGAATTTATCAGCGTCACCAGAGTTGCGCTGCTTGAGCGGCGGCGGCCCAAGGCTAACCTCTACCGATCCATCCGCCAACGGGATTTGCGTCGTTCCGGTATCGGCGTCAAACCC